TACAGTTCGAGGTTCTTGAGCACCATGTCAAGAGTCATCGAAGGCTCGTAGTACGTTCGTTGCATCAGGAGTTGGTCGTTGCGGTGGACTTCGGCTTCAATCACTTGTTACTCGCCTCGCTCTGATTCGAATACCTTCCCCGAGATCTGCGTTACGGTCGGAGTACGGACCAGAGTTGCCTCGCTCGTACACGTTTCGTTGACCGTAACTTGAACGACCTTCACGCGCTCGTCTTCGAGCAGCTCCTTCGCCTTGTTAAACAAGAGCTCGCAGATGTACTCTGCGCTCGGGTTAACAGGAACCACAAACATGCGGCTCATCTGCTTGTCGAGGAAGTGAACGAGGTCGACGTCGTCCTTGCAAGCCATCGTCGCGTGATCGAGGTTGTCGTCGATCCACGTCTTGAGCGGCTTAAACTCGTGGTAGTCCTTCACGAATCCGAACTTATCGAGGTCGAGACCTTCGCGAAGCTCAACCTTGACGCGGGCGACATAGGAATGGCCGTGAAGATGCTGGCAATTGCCAGGATATCCGTGAGTCAAGCGGTGGGCCATTTCCCACTTGAACTCCTTCTGCGCAGTACGAATCAAATTGAACTCCTTTGGTAGACTAGTCAATGGATCTACTATACAAGCTCGGAGTTTTAAAGTAAACCGTTGCCGAACGGGTAGTCGAGCACGAAACAGACGTACTGTTCCTTACTCCAGGTCGACCAAGTGCTCATTGTGCGAATTTCGGCCGTCACTAGCCTACCTGTGTAGGTTTGTGTCGATGGTTCAAACTCCCTAATTAACAGGGTGTCTCCAGGCCTGTAGGGCCGATCAGCCCTTCTAACCTCGTACAACTTGCCTTGTTTGTCGAGGAAGCGTTCAAAGTTTGTAGGCCAGCTTTTAAGTACGTGGATCATCTCGCAAGAGCCGACCCTCGACTTATCGTAAGCAGTAATTTTCAGGTTAGACATCTTCGACCTCTAAGTGCTCTCTACGCAACCGCGCAGGCATTTTCATACTACGGACAACCGCAAACCCATTGATTACGCGCATCGTTCCATAACAAGTAAAGAAGGCACGAGGATTGTTTGGTTTAAGAGGGTGCCACTCACTCTCCATGTATCCGATTAGTCGCAGCTTCTTGATCGGAATGCACTGACCCTTGTAGTGGATCGTCCACGGATACTGCTTCGGTGGAAACGCCTTAGAGGGGCGTGTCTTCGCGAAATGGATTACCATCTTAGAAGGTTTTGCCATTACTTAAAGCTCCAGGAGAAGCCGAGCGTGACGTAGAGCCAGTCTACGCGTAGAACATCGTTCTTGTTTTTTGTCGTCGTTTGCCTAATTAGGCGAGGCTTCCACGAAAACTGCTTACCAAAACCGAACAAAAATAGCACGGTAGGAATGCGCAAAGAAAATACCTCCGACAGAGTCTGCCGAAGGTATTTTCTTAGGTTTTAGGTAACAGTTAAACTGTTGTCCTATTACTCGAGGGCTGTAACGCGAACGTCGAGGGCGGCGATCGCTGTAACAGCTGCCTTAAGCTCCTGCTCGAGGCTCATGACTTCAAAAAGAAGAGCGGTCGAACGGTCCATGCCCATGACCTTGCTGGAACGAACTGCATCGATGGTACCGGTGGCAGCAGCGCCTACAGTCCAGGTTTCCATGCAGGTCTCTTCAAGAGTCGTGTAGACGATCTTGTAGATAGGGTTGATGACGGCACTGAACGTGCTGAGAGCTGCGAGGGTGACAGAAACTTCACCAGCGGAGCCGAGGGCGACGGTCTGGAGAGGGCGAGCGTAGGTCTTAGCCTGAGCTGCCGTGAAGTTCTTGGAGTCGAGGAAAACGAGGATCTCGCCTTCAACGAAAGAACCGCCGTTAGAAGGGACGTATGTACCAGTAATAAGCATTGAAATTCTCCTTAAGAGACAACCGAGTGCGGGGGCTACTGAGTACATTAACGACAATAAGCCTCCCAACTCTCGTTAGGAAGCCTATTGCCCATTAAGTTATTTATAGCTGTTGCCCGCTTAACTACTCGTAGTCGCGAACCGCCTTATATTCTGGAAATCTCGGGATCCCGTTCTTCGTGAGGTTCTGGTACTTGACGGTGATCCACTTGTCGAGGACAGTGTCGGGGTTGTTCCAAAACTGGTCGCGACGGGACGCCTTCATACCAGCGCAGTTGAACTCCTTACCGTCAGCAGTCTTGAGAATCAGTGCGCCAGTTGTACCGACCCAACGCGTATCAGGACGACCCTCCTGGAGGCCGATGCAGAGATATTCTGCGTCCTCTTCGGGCTTGACCTTGATCCAATCCCAGGACTTCTTGAAGACGTAACCGCCATCCGGGTCCTTGAGCATCGAGCCCTCGAAGCCATCCTCGAGGTAGCTCTCGTAGAGCTGTTCGACGTCTTCGAACGTCCGAGCGACCTCATGATCAACCACGACAGCGATCGAATCCTTGGCTTGACCGATCGTTGCTTCGAGCATGGCAAGTCGCTCACTGAGGGGGCGAGTGCACTTTTGCGCTTCCCACTCCTCAACGAGCATGCAGTCGAAGACGTTGAGAAGGACGCTCGTACTGTCTGCGTGTGGACTACTGCGCTTGACGATGCTGATGAAGTCTTCGAAGCCCTCATCACTCGGGAACCACAGCTCGCCGTCAAATACGTACTGATCGCCGAATAACTCCTGGAGTCGCTGACTAATATGTGGGACCGTATCGATCTCGTGGCCACCGCGGCTGTAAAGGACGCCGCGAATGTAGACGCATCGCATGCCATCGAGTTTGCGACTCGAATAGATGTAACCACAACGCTTGATGATCGCATCGATCTTTGCACGGGTCTTGGGCTTCTCAGGCTTGTACGCTTCTGCGCGCTGAACCTCAAACCCTGGAATCAAATCGGGCCAGACCTTGTCGACGGTCGTATCGACGCCCGCTCGCAAGTTCTTCGTCAGGACGCGACCAAACCAGAGTTGATCTCCCTCATCGCAGAAGGAGAAGAACTCGGCGACCGCGTCGCGAGCAGCGTGGCCGGTGAGCTCTCGCTTACGAAGCTTCGTCGTAAGCTGTTCGAACATCTCGATGGTAACGAGAGACTCGCCGCGCTGCGGATCGATCTTCGGCAACTTGGCGATATGGAACTTCTGGTAGGGATCGAGCGCAAGCTTGAGCATCTTCTGGAGTTCAGTGTTATCCTCGTTTGACTTGAGGATGTTCAACTTGTCGATCTTGCCAGGTGTCGCTTCGAGCTTCTGAAAAACTGAGAAAACTGATTGCACAAAGTCCTCCTTCTGTACGGCTTACCGTACTGTATCATCCTTGTAGAGGACAACGATATCCTTTACGTCGAACAGAGCTCGGAACATCTCTCTCGTTAAGAGATGAGGACAGCGCCCAGTAGTTGCAATCGCCTGCGCGACCGACTCGTAAAACCAGATTTGCTCCATCGGAGACGAACGGAACTTTTTCCAGAAGTCCCGACCTTCTTCGAGTCGGTTCTTACACATTGTGCGTAGGTTGTACAGCTTGTCTGCTGCAGCCACGAGTAGTGCTTCATCCGAAGCCTCTGAAATGTGCGCAATGTACTTATCCTTGCGTTCCTTCCACGGTGGCTTTGGATTCTCGTCGGTCTCCGTGACCTCTTCGACAATACTAGCTACACGTTCTCCGAAGAGTCCACGAATATCGTCAAGGGTAACGTCCTGATCCTCTACGACGTCGTGAAGGAGCGCTGCAATCGCAGTATCCTCGTCGGCCCCGTACTCCAGTACGATACTAGCAACGCCGATCAGGTGAGAGATGTAAGGAGTATCGCTCCCCTTTCTCGTTTGAAGGGCGTGAACCTGTGCTGCAAAAACAAGTGCGTCGTTAAAGCGTGTAGTAAGGGTCACAGTCCACCAACTTCCAGTAGTACTTCTCGGTTTTCCTGGATCAACGAGTTATTGAGGTCCCAGAACATGTCAAGCGTCGGACGTTCTTCGCAGCGACGACCCTCGGTGATCTGGAGGTAACGCTGACCAATCTTGGTTGGGTCCTTACCGAGACTGAATAGGGTATCTGCGTCTTGGAGGTAAGCATCTGTGTAACCGATCTGAGTCGCCTTTGCCAAGCCACCTGCCTCGTTATCTGCAGCACGAGAAGCCTGCGTCAAAGCAAAGACGGGGATCTTGCGATTCTGACAGAAGTTCTTGATACTACGCGAGATCTCGGTCTTAGTCTGCCAGTCCGCGTTCTTCGAGCCAGGAACTGTCAGTAGCGTCAGCTGGTCGATGATCACAACATCAGGCCTATAACGATCTACCAGCTGGAAGATCGCGTCAACCGTAGGTTGAGGAAGCGTGTCGATGATGTAAAGATCATTCGGAGCCTTGTCGATCATCGCTTGGATTCGCGTGAACTCTACCTCTTCCTGAGGTGTAGGATCACGGTAAGCCATTCCCTGAGACAGGCCACCAATATAGCCGTAGATGCTGCGAAGCGTTACCTCTCGACCATTCTCCAGTGTGATGACCATCGGAGTCAGACCCTGCCTCCACCACTCTGC